GCCAGTTACCTCAGAAATCAGATTTTCATTGAATTCGATGTTACGCAGCGCAGTCATAACGTCATTTCTAACGTCATCATCAAGCATTAGATGAATTGTTGAATCAACGTTAATTCCTTGTGTGTTCTGTCCATATACATACACTTTAGGATTTACCACATTTATGGTAGCGCTTTGTACAACTAACTGTCTTGTTCGATCTTTTGATAAACCTGATTTTGGATCAAGTATATTAATAATCTGTGATTTTATTGCTTTTGTTTTTGCCATTTGTTACTCCTTGCGTTCAAATAGTCTATTAAAAGTTGCAGCTGAAACAAGCTGCACTCCACCTTTTTCTCCATCTTCATCAATTGAGAAGTTAGATCCCTTACCAATTTTAGTTTCTTCACCGCTCATAGAGTCATCAGCGTGAAATGTAAAATTCTCGGCTTCTCTTCTATTTGCTAATGTTCTAGCGGTTACGCTAAAGTTTCCAAAACTTCTTGACCTAATGATGCCAGCAACTGAACCTTCTATAGCATGTGCAATTGTTTTAACATCATTATCAACGTCAGTCATAGGATTGATTACAACAATTATGCTTTTTCCCACAAGGGAGGCTAATATCGAAAGCGCTGTTAAATCACTATATAATCCTGGTGTAACACCACCTTTACCAGCAGCACGTTTTTCACCAGTATTGTAAACCATGTATCTTAGTGAATCAATCACCAAGATTTTGTCTTCACTGCTAAGAAAACCCTCGATTATTTTAAATAACTCAGTGTATTCTGTGATTGCGGGTAGCTCTGGTTCGTGAAACCTAACAAATGTACCGCCAACGCGCGCCGAGATTCTTTTCGCCAGTTCTGATTTACCAGAACTAGTAAGACCATATATAGCTGTCACACCAGATGGCAATTCAAAATCGCAAGGCTCATCGTTCTTACGAAAACCTGTCACAGAAAAGTGAGTTTGATTTTCGACAGTTAATGAATCAACTTCGACCGTAGTGTTCGAACCTTGCATATATTGGTTAAACTTTTCAATATCATATTCAACTGTGAATCTGGTATTTGCTGTATTCGAGAATCCAGATAATGCGATATTATAATCTATAACCAGATCATCACCATTATCATTTTTCAATGTAATTTGGCTCATATTTTCTCCTTAGAGCTCTTTAACATAAGGTTGAACCTTAGTTTTGTCTAATCCAAGATCAATAAATTGGTCTTGAACACCTTTTGGAACGTTTGTTTGAATTATTTCAAGGATTTCTTCTGAAATCTCAGAACTATCGTATTTATAGAATAATTTTGAAGGATCTAATAAAACTTCAAGATCAGCAGGATTTCTTACATAAATATTACTATCCTGTGGCAATACCATATTCTGTTCTAGCAGTTCCATCCAACTAATCCCAAACACCTCTCGGAATGTCTCTTGAAATATTTCGTCAGCTTTTTCAAATGATGGGTTGTCCCGGTAGACTTCGCGTCTCTCAACAAGGCCGTAAACGCCGTATTGTCTCATTTTTGATCCAATAGATCGCTCAGGCACTAACATATTTCCGAAATAAGTTGCTAAATCCCCTACAAGGTGAACTTCGCCCTCCTCATCTTTGTAGCCAACCATACCTAAGAATCTGAAGCCATCCTCAATGTCAACTTTGAAATACTCTGACATTCCAAAAGCATTGTGTTCAGCTCTAGTTCGTAGGCTGTCAATTAAATTCTGACTAGATGAGTGAACGATCGTATCATCACCCATGTTTGAAATAGCATACTTTGGATGCTCGTGTCTTAAAATAGCATCTACATTACCAAGAACATCAGAATTAATATCGTCAAGCATACATAAAACAGCCCATGTGAAACCGTCTTTACCAAGCATCGATGTGTAGAAGATTCCACTTGGTAACCCTGTATATTGATTATAATATTCAATATCTAATGGGTCACCAGTCCATACTGGTTCAGGTTTGTCACCGTTTGCACTGTAAAAACTCGGGGCTTTCATTCCTAAACGACAAAAAGCTTTGAAATCCTCTGTAAGAGGAAGTTCATTTAGCCATTCTTCATATAGCCATTCAGGGAAACTGTTATCATATTGAGTTACATCTAATCCAATTACATATGGATAGCCATCGATTTTACTCTTAACATGTTCCTTACCACGATGTTTCCAAGTCATATGATACTTCTTTTCAGCAGCTGATCGGAGTCCTTCAAAAACTGAGGATCCTATATTGTTATAAGCTGATGGAAGCGCATTAACTATTCTTGTTCTTGTACATGCTTTACCTGGATATATCAAACCATTTATATAGACGTCTTTAGACGTGGCAAAACGGGATCCATTTTTCCCACCAGATATAGCAAAATCATAATCATTTACAAGTCGCTCCTTTGATTTGTATTTACCGTTAGGCCCCTTCTTAAATCCATCATATTGGTTTCTCAGACTTAAAGAACTCGCGGCTATTAAGCCATACTTCTCAAAATTTGAAACCAAATTACCAGAGCA